GCAGGGACAGTCTTGTAAAACGTTTCGGTGAAGAAAAGGGAAAAGCAATACCCCTTAATTACACTCCGAATAGTTCAGATAAAGTCGAAAAGAATACTCCGACCAATGACCTTATTAAGAAAGCTATTGTTTTTGAGATTTGGGACCGCACAAAACGTGAAGTAATATGGGTTTCAGCTGGCTATGATGGTTTACTAGATAAAGTAGATGACCCGTTGGAGTTAGAAGGCTTCGAACCATGCCCAAGACCACTGTTTGCATTGACCACCACCAGCAATTGCAAACCAGTACCTGATTATTACCTATTACAAGACCAGTACAAAGAGTTAAACGACATAAATGACCGAATTGCATCACTACATAGAGCTGTTAAAGTTATCGGGGTCTATGACAAGGGGGCAGACGGAGTGCAAAGAATGCTTAGTGAGGGCTCTGATAACCAACTCATACCCGTTGATAACTGGGCCATGTTCAGCGAAAAAGGCGGAATCAAAGGAACAGTCGACTGGTTGCCCCTAGATGTTGTTGTACAGGCATTAGCACAATTACGCCAAGCGCGGGAAGATATTAAAGGACAAATCTATGAACTCAATGGTATTTCGGACGTTGTACGTGGTGCGTCTAAGGCAAGTGAGACGTTGGGGGCGCAACAAATTAAAGCTCAGTACGCTTCGATACGCATTCAACGCTTACAGGGGTCTGTGGCTAAGTTCGCAGGTGAAATTTTCCGTATTAAAGCGGAAATCATCGCGAAACACTTTACCCCCGAGGTCATTATCAAAATGTCGGGGATTGAACACACCCCAGATTTTGAGGACAAACAAGTTCTAGAACAGGCCATGGCCCTCATTAAAAACGAGGAATCGTTCGAGTGGCGCGTAAGCGTTGACAGTAGCAGTATGAAAATGGCGGATTACGCCCAAGAGAAGAAGGAACGCACCGAGTATGTTACTGCTGTTTCCACATATCTCCAATCGTCTGCCACCATATTACAAGCTACTCCCGAAGCTACTCCGTTGGTTCTCGGGTTATTGAAATATGCTACGGCGGCTAGTGAAGCCAACAAAGACATCGAAGCACTTATCGACAAAACTGTTGCTGATTACGAGAAGAAAGCCGCTAATCCTGAACCGCCGCCGCCTGACCCAGAAATGGAGAAAATGAAGATGGAACAGCAAATGGCCCAGGAAACCCATCAAGCGGATATGCAAGCTAAGCAAGCGGATATGCAGATGAAACAGGTTGATATCTCGTTGAAAACACAAGCCGAACAGCAAAAACTTCGAATGGATATGGAGCGCCACCAATATGAAATGCAGTGCGAACGCGATAAACACGCTCTTGAAATGCAACAGTTACAGCAAGAGGGAGCATTGAAACTCGAAATCCAGCGCCAGCAAGCAGAACAGAAATCTTTTTACGAACGATTGAAAGCCAAAATTACTAACCGAGGAGAACCAAATGACCGATAAAGCCAAACCAGCCGCAAAACCAGTACCGACAGAAATTAAAGAAGAACCGCCAGTGGTTTTCTACAGTGCGCCAGAAGAAACCATCAAGCACAACGACGATACTGACATTTCACATGCCCTGCATAATTTCGATCAGCCTCGATTACTTGGTACTAGTAACGCTAAACCATCAGTGGCCAAAGTGGTGAATGGCGAAGTTTACATCGCTTCTGTAGATGCCGCTGGTAACCCAGTGTTGATTATTCAGTCTTTAGAGTTTTTCTTATCAGCATATGGCGCGGCGTAGTTGGGTTTATATTGACGGGGTTGCATATGAAAAGGGGGTAGATGTTATCCCCGACAGTCAAAATGACACCCCAAACATATTCCCAGATATTGTTCCGTTTAGGAGCTCTGTTGACGGCACTATGATAACAAGCAGGTCATCATTGCGGGAACATAACATTCGCAATAATGTGATACAAACAGAGGAATTGAGAGGCTTGCCGACCCGTTTGGCCAACCCAGAATATTCCTTAACGAAACAAGAAATACGGGAACGGCGCGAGTATATTACCCACGTGTACGACCAACATAAACATAAATTATAAGGATAATATCATGGCAGACGATTTAAGAGCAAGCATTCAGGAAGCTATCAACAGTGACCCATCATTAAAGGATATGAGTAATGACCCTATTGAAGTTAAAGCAGAGCCTGTACAAAGTGTACCTGACAGTGGCACTGATATACAACCAGATAGCCCTAGTGATAATCCTGCTAGTGATAACCCTATTGAAGTGGATACTGACAAAACTACCGAAGTAGACACTGACCCAGCCAAACCTACTGATGAACCAGCCGCCGATGCAATACCTCCAGCCCCAGCTAGTTGGAAAGGCGAAGCCAAACAAACATGGGCTGAATTGCCTAAAGCCGCCCGTGATGAAGTCGTCCGCCGCGAAACCCATGTAAATCGTGTGTTGGCCGAGAATGCTGATGCTCGTGGATTTGTTGGTGCTTTCCAGGAAGTAATCCAACCATATGCTGATCGTATTGAAGGTTGGGGATTGCCTCCAGCACAAGTTTTCAAGACTCTGTTGGAAGCCGATAAAAAGCTATCTACAGCACCGCCAGTTCAACGCGCCCAATACATGGCCCAGTTGATTAAAGATTACGATATCAACATCGCTGACTTAGATAATGCCCTTAGTGGCGCTATTCCTGCTATTCCCGATGTAAGTGGTCAAGTTCAGAGCCAAATTGATGCCGCCCTTGCTCCGTTCCGTCAACGCGAACAGGAACAAATGCAAACCCGTCAGAATGAGGTATTGCAAACTATTGAAACTATGACGGACAATTCAGAGTTCCCGCTATTTGAAGAATTGCGCGAAGACATGGCTGATTACATCGAGCTTAAGGCCAAACGCGGGGTTTACGTGTCAATTCAAGACGCTTACGACGCATTGGCTGGTCTTTATGGTGCCCCTAAGGGTAACACGGCGGCCATTGTAACTAACAACGATGCGGCTGTTAAGGCCAAGAAAGCGGCAGTTAGTGTAAGTGGTTCACCGTCTGCACCAAAAGGCGGTCAGGACAACAAAGATTTGCGCGGGACTATTTCCGCATTAATCGACGGGATATGATTCCTCGCGATTACACTTGACACGCGATTTCGGGCGTGGTATAATAAATGTATGGGGGCACCCGATGGGCCAGTCCATAAAGTAATAGTCACCCTACACAGGTGACGCGTTAGAGCGCAAAAGCGCCCACTAGCAAGATATGTGGAATTAATTCTAACTTATTTTATGGAGATTTATCATGGCATTCCCATCCGCAATCAGTGACATCATTGCAACCACTATCCAAAACCGATCAGGTGTAATCGCAGATAACGTTACAAAAAATAACGCCTTGCTTGCTTACATCAACAAGTCAGGCAACGTTAAAAAGTTCTCTGGCGGTAATACCATTTTACAAGAACTATCTTTCGCGGAAAATGCGAATGCGTCTTGGTACAGTGGGTATGAAACCCTTCCAGTAGCCGCCGCTGACGTTATTTCTGCGGCAGAGTACAACATCAAACAAGCCGCTGTGCCAATCACTATCAGTGGTTTGGAACAATTACAAAATGCTGGTAAAGAGAAAATCATCGATTTGCTCGAAGCTCGTATTTCTGTAGGTGAATCAACAATGGCCAACCTTATCTCAGCTGGTGTTTACTCTGATGGTACTGGCTACGGCGGTAAAGAAATTACTGGTCTTAAAGCACAGGTTTCTGCTACCCCTACAAATATCGTTGGTGGTATTGACCGTAATGCCGCTCCTGGTGCTTTCTGGAAAAACCAAGTGTTAGACCTTTCAGTGGCTGTTTTACCTGCCGCTACTGCCGCTAACATTCAAGGTTATTTAAACCGCTTATGGGCTACCCTAGTTCGTGGCTCAGACCGTCCTAATTTGTTGGTTTTAGACAACATCTATTGGGGTCTTTACATGAACTCATTGCAAGCTATCCAACGTTTCACTAACGTAGATAGTGCCAATTTGGGCTTCGTGACTTTGAAATACATGGATGCAGACGTAGTATTAGATGGTGGTGTTGGTGGATTTGCTCCAGTTTCAACAGCGTACATGTTGAATACTAAGTACATCTTCCTCCGTCCTCACCGTGACCGCGACATGGTTCCTTTGAACCCTGGTAAACGTTATTCTGTTAACCAAGATGCAGAAGTACAAATCTTGGCTTGGGCTGGTAACCTTTGCGCGTCTAACTTGTCATTGCAAGGTATCTTACAAGAATAGTAGAAGAAGGGCTTAACCGCCCTTCTTCTCTTTTTAGTATTTAGGAGAATAGCATGGCAGTAAAAACAGCAACATACGCTGGAGCTAATATAGCTAATAGCGTTTTAGGGGGTATTAAGATTCCTCCAACAGGTACTGGTTCGAGTGGCGGTGCGGCTCCTGTAGCGGTCCCAGTAAATCAGCCACCAATCGGGCTTTATGTCCAAGACGCTTTATTCCCAGCGGCAAACACCAACTACAACGGCCTGAACCCACGTCAAGCATATGCTACTAATGTGCTAGCCGAGGGCAATACTGCGCCGTTTGAAACCGTAGCACCACAGCCTAATTGGACTAGTCCAACTGATGATGATGCGGTTACTGGTGGTATTGGTCAATGGGTAAAAAATGGTATCACAGCATTGGTGCCAGGTGATAAAGTAGATATTGCGGCAGGGGTTGCCACGAAGAATATAGCGACAGGAACACACAACGTGTTTGCAACTGTTCCCGCTAATTATTTCTTCTGGGCAATTACGGTAGCATAATGCAAGGGGCTAGTGTAGATTCTCAAGGCAGATTACGTGTCGTTAATGCCGCGCCATCTGCACTAGCGTCTTTCAATGCAGGATTTGCGTTCGAACCAGATGGCAGATTGTGTGTAGCAACGGGTGGCGGTAATTTGCCCTTTAACAATGCAGTGCTGACTGGTAATGATGGTCGAATGGGCGTTGTTGGCTCTCAAGCGGCCACATGTTACAACAAAGGTTGGCCACAGACAGATAGTGGTTTGGTAATACAACATTTAGATGTGGCCGTCCCAGCTGGAACAGGGTTTAACGCAGGCATTGCGATGGATAGTACGGGCGTTTACATGACAACGGTATGACTATATTTAGAGTAAATGATGTTAGAACAGTTGTTGGAACACCGAAAGAGAGTGACTTTGCTAGTAAACAAGGCACTCCAATAGTAATAGATACGAATACTGGCTTCGCTTATTTTTTGCGGGGCGCTGAGGTACTTCCTCTACAAACGGCCCCGCCTAGCAGTGTTGGAGCATTTGATAGTGGATTTGATGCGGGATATAGTTGATGCCTAGACCGAGTTTAACACAAGTATTAGCGACCTCAGCAAATTTATTGCTAGACAATACTATTGGTCTTATTTCGCCCGCCGATATTAGACAGGTATTTTCTGACTTGATATTTGCCATTCGCCCTGCTTACGCGATTATTAGCCAGGCCGCGCCAGTAGTACAGGCACTCACCACGACACCAAGTCCGCTAGTTTGTTCAGCAGGTGCAGTTGGGCCAGTGGTTGATTTCGTACTAACTCCTGCCATCTGTAACGCCTCACGAAGTGAAGCAGGTGTCACTCGCTTTGAATTCACAGCTGATATACAAGGGTCTGCCAACACCACTAGACTGGTTACGCTCCACTTGTACCGTAATGGCGCACCGACTAACTGGAAACAGTCCGTTAGCCTCACAACTAGCACCCTACTCGTTTCCGTTACATTCCCTGCGCTTGAGTACATTAACGCTCCAGCGAACTATCAAATGAAGGTATTTTGTGATGCGAACTATAATGTTACCTTTAGTAATGTTGAATTCCTATGTGAAACAGTAGCGGTTTGGGATTACGCATAATTAGTACTAATGAGTAGAGGAGTTTGGCGTGGCCCGCTACCCATCAATTAAACGCCATATAAGGATAACAGTCATGAACGAATTACCAAGTATTGATGATGCAGTGATGGAAACTGATTCTCGACATTCGCACGATAGCCGTATGAATGTTAAGTTCACCCGTCGCGCTGTGAAAAATGAACCAGCCTCAGTGGAAGCAGGTTACCCTGTTTTTGATGAACGTGATTATGTAACTATACAAATCCCAGGTGATGCTACTTCATCTTACGATGCTGTGGTGACTCGTGAACATCAATCACGTTGGCCAGCTAAATGGGCCGCTTACAAAGCTGGCACTGACCAATCTTTAGTCGGTACTTCATTAGAAAAATTACCTGGAATGAGTGTCAGCTTGATAGCTACTTTCGGCTCTATTGGTGTACACACTGTTGAGCAATTAGCAGACTTATCTGATGGCAACACAAACGGTATCTTAGGTATTAATGAATTGCGCCGTAAAGCTAAGGCATATTTACAGATTGCCAAGGGTGATGCTGTTAAAGAAAATACTTCAGATATTGCCGCCTTACAAAAGCAAGTTGCTGAATTGACTAGTCAATTGGGCGCGCAAGCAGGTACTAAAGTTGACGTAAAACAGACTGCTAAATTAACAGTTGACCAAGGCGGGGCGCAAGCCGCTAGAGACACTGCTGGAGTATAAAATGGCCAATCATACCGCACTATGGATTATTCAACAGGCTTGTGGTGAGTTAGGGGTTCCCGCCCCCGCTCACGTTACAGGTATTGGCGATGAAACAGGTCAACAGATGTTGGCCCTGCTCAATAGTGCGGGCTATGATTTATCTGCCAACTTCCAGTGGGAAGAACTTACCAAGCTACATAAATTCTTTACAGTAAATGCGCAGGGCGAGTATGATTTGCCGCCAGATTACAATAACTTCCTAGATTGTACAGCTTGGGACAACACCAATCGTTGGCCATTGCTTGGCCCAGCAAGCCAACAGGAATGGAACGCTATTATTGCCGCCAAGGTTGAGGCAGTGCTCCGTACTTATTACAAACTACAACAGAAGAAATTGTGCTTATATCCAGTGCCTGTTGATATTCGTGAGCTTGTTCTTTCTTATAGTTCTTTATATTGGGTTAACTCAGCTACAGGCATTCCTAAGCAAGAGGTTGACCAAGATGATGACGTGCCAATTCTTAATGATTGGTTATTAGTAAAATTCCTTAAATTAAAGATATGGTCAGCCAAGGGATTCGACACTACATCTTTAAACGCAGACTTTACTACAGCGTACTTATCGCTTACAGCCAAGTCTAAAGGCAGTCGCGTATTGTCATTAGCGCCGAAAATCGGTACCATATTGATTGGTCCACAAAATATACCTGAGGGGAATTGGGTCCAATAATGGCACAGCAGAACCACAAAACTCAGACAGCACCAGCACCTATCGGCGGATTAAATGTCCAAGATAGCTTAGTAGCTATGCCCCCAACTGATGCAACGGTTCTGCGTAATTTCTTTTCTCAACCATACGGTCTTGAAGTACGGCGCGGATATCAACGTCAAGCTACTGGATTAGGCGACACAGTAAAATCATTAATACCACATCAATCTGCTAGTAACATAGATGCGGCCAGTCTATTTGCATTCGCTGGCGGCGACATGTTTGATGTTACTACACACGCATTAACTCCGCCAGTTAGCCTCCTATCTGGACTATCTAACAGCAGATGGAATAGAGTTGGTATAAGCAATGCCAGTGGCTATAATGTCGTACTAGCTAACGGCCAAGACGATTTGATTTGGATTCATGATGATGTTTCTATAACCAGAATTGGCATAGCTGAAATACCTAACATCGACCCCAAACTATTCACCAGTGGAGTTGTGCACCAGAAACGTATTTGGTGGGTAGAGAAAGATTCAACTAGAGCATGGTATTTAGACCCTGAGGCTATATTTGGCGATGCGTTTCTGTTTGATTTCGGTTCACAATTTACTCGTGGCGGTAAGCTACTATTCTTAGCAAGTTGGACATTAGATCTCGGTACTGGCCCAGATGACCTACTGGTGGCCGCAAGTAGTATGGGTGAAGTAGCAATCTACAGTGGTTCTGACCCATCTAGCGGAGCAACTTTCTCCCTATCTGGAGTATTCCGCACAGGTTTCCCGCTAGGTGATAGATGCTTTACTTCCATGGCGGGCGATTTGTTAATCCTTACCCAATATGGTTTGATGTCGATGAATGCGGCAATGGCATCTAGTGATGCAACCGCTATCGAGGGCAATAGTTACCTCAGCGGAAAAATACAATTCCTAATTAGTAGACTGTCTGACATACTGCAAAATGTTGAGGGCTGGCAATTGCTTAGCTGGGACAACAGTAACATGATTGTTGCCAACGTACCCCTTAGTAATGGTGTGTGGCCAGCCGCTAGTACGATGCAGGGTAAAGAAGTAGTGGGCACGCAATTGGGGTCAGGGCAGTTAGTACAATCCACTGTTACTAAAGGTTGGTCCCAGTTTGATGGTATGAATGCATATTGCTGGATGGTATTTAACAATAACCTATACTTCGGGGATTATTCTGGTAATGTTTGGCGGGCATGGGTTGGTTATGCTGACCAAGTAATAATCGACGAAACGGGATTAGTAACCGAAGGCGTACCAGTGCAAGCGCAATGCCAAACAGCATTTAACTTCTTCGGTGAATTATCAACCATTAAACACGCAAAGATGGTCCGCCCTACTTTTATGAATAGCGTAGCAACCCATTATGCAGTGAAGGTAAACAGCGACTTTAACTATTCACCAGCGATATATGGCGGTGCGGTGCCCAATATTATCTATGCATTATGGAACAAAGATTTTTGGAACCAGAGCAATTGGGCAGGTGGTCAGCGTACTCAGAAATCTTGGACATTTGTTAGTGGTATGGGCAATGCATTTGCTCTCAGGATTGCAATAGAAACCAGCCAGCCAGTGTTGTGGGCCAGTTACGATATGATGTTTGAAAGCGGCACCAACATATAAGATGATTGTCCAAGGACAAGAGGTAGTTGATTGGGTAGTTGAGGGAACAGGCACTTTATTAAGTGCTAGAGCGCAAGGAATAGGGTTGTGGCTCGATAATAAGTTAGTAGCAGGTGCGGCGTATGATATGTTTAGCGGTCAGAATATATTTGCTCACCAACGAATTGAAGGCAGGACGAACAGGGAATATTGGATAGCGATAACAGATTACCCGTTCAATGCATTGGGTTGTAACAGAGTAACCGTAATAATAGATGATAGCAATGAGAAGTCTATGAACATTGTTAAACACATGGGTTTCGTGGAAGAGGGCAGGTTACATGGTGCCGCCGAAAAGGGCAATGATATGGTGTTTATGGTACTGTGGTGGCAAAATTGTAAAATGTTAAATTGGAAGGCAATATCATGCTAATGGAATACTTTAAAGAATATGATGGGCCACAGTCAATAGACAACGGCAAGGTGTTGGGCAGACAATACCATAAAGGGCCAAAAACCCCTAAAGCCCCCGATTACCAAGCCTTAGCTACCCAACAAGCCGCCATTGACAAAGCCGCCGCTAATGACGCATTGATTGCCAACCGCCCAAATCAAGTAAATGATACTGGTTCCACTACTTGGAGCCAAGCCAACCCTGCAACGGCTGGTAGTTTCGATCAAGCTGGTTACGACAAAGCAATGGCGGCGTACCAAGCCCAGCAATTACGTGGTGGTACTAGCGGTTACAATGGAGTAGGTAACGCATACAACCAAAATAGTTTTGGGTTTAGTCCATATGGCGGAGTAAATACTGGCGGCAGTGCTAACGGCAGTGGTGGCGGATTAGTAGCTCCGAATCGTGCTGACTATGAGATTGCGGGTACTCCTGCTAGTGGAGCATGGACGCAAACTACGCATCTAAACGATAGACTGTTACCTGGTCTTGAGGCCCAACAGCGTACTCAGACAGGATTAGCTCAGGGTGCAGAGAACTTGTATGGTTCTGCCCTCGATAGCATATCTCAACCAATGGATACTTCTGGGTTGCCAGCATGGGGTGACCCTAGCTTCCAGTCTACCAAAGACGTTCAAGACGCTACTTATGCGCTAATGGCGCCAGAGTTACTCCGCCAACGCAAGGCGGCAGAGAACCAATTGATTACCCAAGGTGTTGGTCGCGGGGCTAACGAGGCGTGGAGTCAAGGTCAACGGGTACTAGGTCAGAATGAAAATGATGCCATCCTCAAATCTATCTTGGCAGGTACTACTGAGGCTAATAATGTATTCAACCGTCAAAATACTGCGCATACTAACTCATACAATCAAGCCGTTGCCGATAGAGGTCGACCAATGACCGAGTTATCTGGACTGATGGGATTAACAGACGGGGCTTTTGCTCAGCCAGTATTTAACTCATTTGGCACATCTGCAGGTGCTCCAGGTGCTCAAGTTGCACAGGCTGGGCAACAGGGTTATACTGCGGCCATGAATGCCGCTAACGCTCAGAATCAATCTAGCAACAATTTCATGAGCGGTTTGATGGGCATAGGGGGTCAAGCACTTGGTAGCTATATTGGTACGCTAGGGGGTCCAGCAGGCACTGTTGCAGGGGGCGCGGCTGGTGGCGCGATAGGCAACACCTTTGGTACCATGTTTGCATAGGGGATTATAATGAGCACATTACCACAACAAGGCACATATAAATCTAGGGCCGAAAAGATAAAAGAAGCCAAGGCAACGGCTGACAGATTGCGCAGACAGTATGCGGTTGCTCCGCAAGGTACTGTAATGCGTGGAACACGCGGAACGGCGTTATTTGGTGATAATCCAGATATTTATGTTGCGCCTAGCTGGACACAAAATGCGGAACATCTATTTGGCAATGCCCTAGCTGGCTACAATGACCGTCAAGCAAACACAGCCGATGCCGCCAATGAGCAACAAGCCCGCGATGAAGCTACAGGAGCTTTGAAGAATTTTCCCCGTACTCAAGCCATCCGTGAAAATCCTGGAATACAATTACCAGCAGGGCAGGCTGGCCCAGTGGTTCCTCCGTCCACTGAAACATATACTCGGTCACCAGAGGAATACCAAACCGCATTAGCTGATTGGGGCGCTTCGGTAGACCCAAGTAATCCATATTTGGCGGGGACTGGCTCCGCTGTATTGAAAGAATCAATGGACTCTGCCGCCGACCAATATAAACAGGGCGCGGCGATGAAAATAAAGATGGCCGCCAATTCTGCCGCTCAAAAAGACCCAACATCATTGCAGGAGTTTAAAGCTTCCCATCCTGGTGTTGATATGAATGACCCAGCGGTGGCCGCTCAATACTTAGAATACTTGACAATGTACAGGGGAACTACGGCCATTAAAAATGCTCAAGCGACTGGTGTTCCTGTTGGCAAGATGATAGAGTATGGCAACGCAAGTGCTCGTGCCAGCACAGAGGCCAAATTAACCGACCAAATTGAGAAAGCCGCCGCAGGGTATTACCAAGAGGCCACCAGCAAAGGGCTTTCTGGTGAGGACGCCACTCGTTTTGCGCAACAACGCGCCCAACAAGATTTTGAAGTGGGCAGAGCACACATTGACGAGCTATTCAAGTTACCACAGGGCGGCCAACAACAGAAACCACAAGTAACCAACGAACTAATGCCTGTTGTAAATGGTCAACCAACTGGTCAACTATCACCAATGGAGGTAACTAATCCTACTGCCCCTGATTTCCAAGAGCCTAACATCCCAGCTGGCCCTATGGTGCAAACACCTATACGTCAAGCTAGTGACATGCAACTATCCCCATTAGAAATAGCGGAAATGCAATCATCGGCCAATCAGGGCGACCAAGGGGCTATTGATACTCTTAAAAAATTCGGAGTGCCTTACAATGGCCCTAATAAGGGCACAGTATTGAGTAAAACACTTGCGGCGAACACCGATGTGTTACCGTCGGCTGGTCAACCCGCGCTTCCTAAAGCTACTGGTCGTCAAGTGCCTCCAATAGTGGACCCTATTAAACAAAAATTTGACGAGAAAACCGCTACCGATACTGCAGAGAACAGAGTCAAGGCCAGAAACTCATTACCATCGTTGATAAGCGGGCTTGATAAAGTAAAAAGACATATTGCGGAGGTTACAACGATGCCAGCGTACAAAGATGTTGGCACTATAAAGAACGCCGCTGGTATTTGGTTATCAGAGGGTAAAGGTGCTATTGGAACAAAGGCTGGAGATTTCAAATTGGCCGTTGACCAATTGATAAACCAAACCATGAAGCCAGCTTATGATGACATTCGCGGCAGTGGTGCTGTTGCTACTGCAGAGGGTCAGGCGGCGATGTCAGCTTATCATAGACTTAGTTCTAGTAGTACTAAAGAGGCATTTGATTCCGCTCTTAAAGATTTTGTTACTAATTACGAGGCGGCAATAAAAGTCGTAAAAGAACAAGCTGGTGGCGGTGCTGGTGGTGGCGATATTGAAGCCGTGATGCGTAAATATGGGAAATAGTTATGGCTAACCTAGATGAAATGAAAGCGGTACTATTGAAGGCAGATGCGGCTGGCGATACTCAGTCTGCCCAAATTATGGCCGATGCTATTGCTAAGGAACAGGCTAAAGAACAAGTTAGAGCAACACCTAGGTCGTTGCCCAAATCCAACACCATGATGAACGATTTTGTTGCTGGTGCAACTGGCTCCGCTCGAGGGTTCGAGAAATTGGTTAACAAGGCCAGTAATGTGTTGGGGGGTAGTGAAAGTGATCAACCATCTGTATTTCGTAGCAATAGGGACGTCGATACTGGAAGCGGTTCGTATCTTGCAGGATCAATTATGGACCCTGTGGCTCTTGGCTCTGGTATTGCTGGTGGCGGGTTGGTTAACAAAGCACTAAATACAATTAGTAATCCAGCCACTAGAGGGGTTATTAGTAACGTAACTGCAGATGTTTTATCTGGGGCTGGTGCTGGTGCCGCTTCTGGTTACACTTCCAGTGGTGGTGACCTTGGTACAACAGGCGAAGCCGCTTTATCAGGCGGGGCATTGGGGCCAGTAGCTAGAGTGGTGCACAAGGGATTCAGTAAAGTACATGAAATAGCCGCCAATATTGCCGCTGGTGACGAAGGTACTGTTGTAAACTACCTAAACAATGTTTTTGGCGGTGACAAACATAAGGTTTTAGATGCCCTACGCAAAACTAAAGCCCTCGTTGCGGGTGAAAAACCAACAATAGCCCATGCCGCTGTTGACCCCGCTAATCCAATACCAGCACTGGTAAAAATAGAACAAGATGCTAGAATGGGCGGTTCACCTGCCGCCGCTAAATTCATTACCCGCGATGCTGAAAACCAAGCCGCCAGATTGAAACCGCTAGAGGAAATCGGTGCTCCTG